GCCCTGTAATTTGGTCAGGATCTCCGGCATAGACAGCATCTGGCCAGCCGAATTTTTAAAGCTCAGCCCCAGCTTTTTGGCACCGTCTTCGGCTCCGGTCAGAAAGCCTTCATACGCGCCGGACGCCTCTGAACCCAGCGTGCGCTGTAGCTCACCCATCACGGCCAGCTGCTCATTCAGCCCGACGCCATAGTTTGTGCCGACGCCGCGCGCGCCTTCCATCAGGTCTTTAACCAGCCCCATTTCCACGCCAAAGCGCTGGCGCATAAACGCCATTTTGTCAGCCAGCTGCTCGGCAAACTGCACCTTGCCCAGCCTGTCCGCTTCTTCCCTGAAGTTGCCAAACATCTGGCCCAGAAACTCCGCCGACTCCGCCGCCGAACTGCCCACCGCCGCCGCCATCAGGTTGGCCACCTGCGTGACTTTGGGCAGCTCGGTGCCGGTAAGTCCGCCAATGGCCGCGTTAATGCTGGACGTTGACTGCACGAACTCCACCGCGCTTTTGCCGTAGGTCATGGCGAAGGTGTTCGCGTCTTTCTCCACCTGCTTCAGCGCTGAACTGTCAATGCCACGCGCTGACTGCTCCTGAAGCGCGTCGTACATTTCAATCGCCGGGCCAAGCGCGCCCTTAATGGCCTGCCCGACGCCCCACAACGCCGCCCCGCCCACGGCAACCCGCTGGAATGAGGCGCGGGATTTATCCGCAAACTCCGTCACGCCTGCCTGCGCCTGTCGCAGCGGCCGCGTCACTTTGTCGATCAGCGCTAACGTAAATTCCAGCTGCCTCATTCGCTTCCCTTAAGTGCCAGCGCGATGCCGTTGGCGACGGCAATGCGCTGGTTTTCCCAGTAACGGTTATCAAGCCACAACGCGGCGGAAAGGCTGTCTAAACTGTCTTCCTCACCGGGAAGCCAGCGACGGCGTAAAATTGAATATTGTTCGAGTCCGTTGGTATCAATATTACGAACCCGCTCGGTTAGTTTTTTACGGTGATTTCCAGTTCCGGCGTATATTCATCCAGAACCTTACCCACAATCTGTAAAGCCGCACCGGGACGCTCCAGCAGCTCTGTTAGCGCTTCCTTTGTTTCCGGCGTTACGATGCGCACCAGAAAGTTATGCGCCGGGGAAACTTTATTTCCCATCGTGATTTCGTTGATATATTTGTTATAGGCGGTGACGTTCGGGGAAAAAGAAACGTCTTTACCCGCAATTTTCATTTCAATTAATTTTTCACTCATGGTTCTTTTTCTCTCTTAATATAATTTCATCAACAATCAGATTGTGGCGAGCCGCACAGGCTGAATAAAGTTCAACCCACGTCGTTAATAATTCCGCTGCTGCTCTGCCGTCATTTCCCTGTAATCGTGGAAGATTAACCGGGCATTTAGTTTTTAGATTTTCCTGAAAGGGTACGCTCTGCTTTTTCGCTGGCTTCGTTGTACATGCGGACAAAGTCATCAGACACGCACACGTTAGTAAAAACAGGCTTAACCACTTCAGTGCGTAATCCGTCGGGGATCGCACCTTTTAACTCCTCCAGTTTTACCTCAAGCGCTCTGGCCGATTCGCTGGCCACGCCCTGCAACTCACTGCGCGCCTTATCGGCGGCCAGCCCGGCGGCACGTTCGGCCATCAGTTCCACGCTGTCGCGCTGCCAGTTTGCACTCGTCCAGCCTGCCCAGAACGCCAGCGCGAGACCGGCAATCGCAAACAGAACCTGTCTGGCCATCAGCGCACCCCGTTATGCTCCAGGCTGAAGTGATTGCCGTCCGGGTTCTTTTTAAAGCGCCCGCCCCAGCTGCCGCCCAGCGATTCCCAGTATTCTCCCAGCGCCTGGTAATCCTCGGTGCGGGTTTTGTACTGGCCGTTAACGAAGAGGTTAAAATCCACCGCCAGCCGCTGCGTGTGCAGACTGTTACTGATGCCGCTGCCGTTCTTTGCATTCAGCGCCGCCTGCTCCGGCGTGCGGTAAGCCTCGCCAAACGTCAGGCGCATGCCATTGTCCTGCGCAAAGGTGATCAGCTGCGCAATCAGCGCAGTGAAAAGCTGCTGTTTTTCCGATAGCGTCACTCTTTTGTCTCCCGTTTATCGCCACCTAACCGGCGGCGCAGCCATAATTCACAGAACTGATACCCCAGAATCCCCAGCCCTGCGCCCAGCCCGTTGATGGCCACCGGCGAAATATCCGGGAACTGAATCAGCGCCGCACCTGCCGCCGTGGAAATGGCGGAACCGAGGATCACGCGCCCGATTACCAGACGCGGCGTGATTTTTTCATCGCTGGCCAGCACCTTCCCCAGTGCAATCAGCGCCCCCATCACAAGCAGGGTGTATAGGCTTTTTTCGTGCTCCTGCATTACTGCTTCCTTAGCTGATAAGGCTTTCCGTTGCCGACGACTCCAGATACGGCACGCCGTTGATGTTGATGAATTTCGGGCTGGTGACGAAGTACTTCACCTTATGCGTGGTCAGCGCGCCGCCCTTCGGATCAATGTCCAGGATGTTGCTGATAATCAGCTTGCAGCCGAACGCCTCCACCTTGACCTCTTCGCTGCCCACCTTCGCGTAAAACAGGAAATCGACCACATCAATGCCGCGCCATGAACCCGCCGCTCTGGCTTTCGCCGTCAGCTGCTGGAACACCTTGCTGCTGAGTTCAATCTCACCCTCTCCGGCCACGTCACCGGCGGTGAAACCATCCGGCACGCCGCGCGTTGATGCGGCGGCGGTGTTATCCGTGACATCGAGAGAGATTTTTTCAACGTGGAGCATTTCCCCGTCAATATTCACGTCAAACGACTGGCCACTGATACGCTGGCTCATGCTGCTACCTCGCTTTTGTTGATGCTGGTATCAAGCACCAGTCCCACGGTGATTTCTTTCGGTGATTCAACCGGGCGCATCACGATATAAATTTCCACCTTGCTGGCCGTTTTCCAGCTGACGGTGACGTCACCATCCAGCGGCGTCTTCACCTCGCCGGGAAAGCGGATGCCGTTAATCTGGACGGACTGCGACATTTCGCGCAGCGGCTTTGCAAAGTTCTGCTGCGTTGCGGCAATGCTGCCCGGCGTGGTATTCATCGAGCGATCGGCAATACGGGCAATGGCCAGCAGGCGCACGCGGCGCGCCACCTTGTCGGCAATGCGCAGATACTCAATCACCTGATAATCACCGCCCTCCACGTCCAGCGTGCGCCCGTCAGCCCAGTAAAAGCCGTCGTAATCCGGGTACCACATCGGCACGCTGTAGCGCAGTTTTTCCAGCGCCTGAAGAGTGGCCAGATCAAGTGGCTCGCCCGCGCCATCAATCGGCAAATCATCGCTGCCCATATCCAGCAGCGCGCCGGTTTTCACGCGCGCCGGGCTGTCGGCAATGGTGACGGCACGACTGCACAGGCGACCAGCCAGCACGCCTGGCTCATTCCCCCACAGGCGCGGCACCAGCTGCACCGCGCTGGACGCAATGCCGTTTTGAAGCGCGGCCAGACGCGTGACGTAATCCGCCCAGGTCTCTTCCCCTTCCGGCCCTGCCACGGCCAGAATGAACCACACCCAGCGCCCGTATTTCGCCAGCAGCGTGTTGCGAAGCGTGGCGGCGGCGTTAATCTGCGCCTTGTCGGCAACGTCGATGCACACCACAGCGCCTTCAACCGACGCGGCCAGCTGCGATTTTTCAACGGCTTCCGCCCATGCCTGCGGCTCGGCGTCTTCAGACAGCAACCAGACGTAAGCAGACCAGTTCTGGCCGCCGTTATTCATCGCGGCGATCACCTGGCTTTTCAGCTCAGAATCATCCGCGCCCAACAGCACATCAAAATCCGTCTGCGTGTTGACCGGCAGCACCTTGCCGGTGTTTTTCTTTCCCTTACCAACAAAGAGCAGCGTGCGCTCAATGTCAGCCGTTTCGCCCTGAAGCTGGTTTAACTGATTAATCGTGACGTTTGGCCACATACCCTTCCCCTGATTTATTAAGCGTTAACGTCCCAGCCGTAGCCGATGGCCTGTAGCTGGCGCGCCAGCGCCTTATTGAAGTCTTCAGTACTCATGCCGACAAACGGACGCGCAGGCAGGTCAATCGACCAGGCTGTTTTGACCGGCCTGCCGCTTAGCTTGCGGATAAGCAGCCCCGCCTGCGCAAAACCCAGCGTTTCGGTAATTTCCTTAAACGGCGGCTTTCGCCAGCGCTTCCCCTTC